ACCGGTGGCGAGCGGGGATTTTTGCCAGAATGTGGGTCCCACATAGAAGAAGAAAGAGAAAGTGGGCCTTGGCTATGCAATTGGGCCTTTATTTTATGGGCTTGGAGGAATTGGACTCTGTATATTGGGCCTAATTAGAATAAATATATTGGGATAGAATAATATGAAATTTATTTAATTGATATAATTGAATACGTATGCATACGTATTCATACACTGGAGTTTATAAATACATCGTATTCATCCCCTACATCTATATCCTCTACTGGTGCTTCTTCCATCATGAGGATATCTATAACTTGTACCATATCTTCTTGCTTGAATTCCCCAATTGTAGACTCTTTGTACATTATTTTGAGACAGTGTTTGATGCCTTCTTCTAAGCTGTTGAAATCGATTGGTGGGATGATCCCCTGGTGCCTGTATGGTATCATGAACTTCTTCTTGGCTAATGCTGGTGCCTTTGTTGATGCTAGTTCAATCTGAACAAGGAATGAAGTATCTTCCTGCAACTTGACATCTATGAGGAATTCCAAACCCTTCATGTTGTTGTATTTGATTGTCATGCTTACTTGATGTGGATTATACCTGATGCTTGCCGTCTTAAGTAATGTTAGGAACTGTGATATATGGACTTGAATTATTTACGTGGATGATTGTTATTCATATATCTGGTAGTGGAGAAATTCATGTTTGATAGTGACATTACTATCAAAGATGATTACTTTTTGTTAATGACATAATAAGCTAGACAATTATGTGTAAATATAATTGGATAGAATAATAAGAAAGAAAAATAAAAAAGAAAGAAAATAAAACATAAAAAGGAAGATATTAAACATAAACCCAACCAAACATATATTAAGAAAAAAAAGGGAGCGCAGCGAAAAAAAAAAAATAATTTTGAAACCATCAAAATCAACAAAACAGAAAAAAGAATCATAAAAAAAATAGAAAAAAAATATAAAAAAATAAAGAAATCAGTAAAAAACGTCACAACGGTTTTACTGCGCGGTTAAAAAAAAGTTACTTTCAACACGGAGGTTATTTTCTTGGACCCTAAAGGTAAATGAGGCCCCGATACATCGGTGCCTCTATTAGGTCCTCGATTTTCAATTTCCCAAAATACCCTTATCCCTGTGTCTAAAGGGCGCGTGGTATTGCGCTGAAAAAGTTAAGTTTCTCTCTCCAAAAACTCACCGGACCTCCGGTTGAGGCCCTTCCGGTCATCAATTTGCGACACGCGCGGCGGTGTGTACCCCTGGGAGGGTAGGTACCACTACGCTACGCAGCAGCCTTAGCTACGCCGGAGCTTAGCTCGCCACCGTTCTAATATT